TCAGTGAGCCGCAAAGTCAAGTCTACGTAATGTTCGCAGAAATATTTACCGTTGTTCAGTAGTCGGTTAGACGGCAAGTAATAGCGTTGGAAGCCCTCATTTTTGTTGCGCAATATGTACTGATTTTCGTGCATCGCTGACAGTATTTTACTGCACTGTGTTCTATCCATGTCTAGATAATCTGCCATCATTGAGACTGTCCAGCCGTCTTCATAGCCCCTCTTATTGAAGCACCAAAAGATTGTCTGACGTTCACGAGAGGCATGGATAAATTTCGCGAAATCACTGTCTACATTCCAATTTTTCTTTGCAAAATAAAGCGCAACCTCAAGCTCGCATTGCGTTTCAACGAAGTCAGTTATCATATCCTCACGCATTTGGCGTAAGTCGTCCCCATCCACCGGAAAATATTCGAGCCTATATTTATCTGGATGTTGCATCATGCTATTATGCGCGTCTATGAAATCTGTTTTTTTATCAAGTTTAACCATTTGATCCTCCCTTAAGTGGAGGCGCGATTGGAGCAAATGGCTGTTCTTTTCCGATCCACCCGGTGGCTTCGTTACAGCTAATCTCTAGACGTATGAAAATCTGCATTAGTCTGTTAGTCGAGTTTGCTAAATATATAAAAGTGTATTCTGATGCCCAAAAGTAGAGCTTTTTGTAGTTCTGTTTCATTTGTTCCTCCTTTGTCTCAAGACAATATTTTGCACGGTTGAGGCGTACCAAAGCCCCATCGTGTCTCTGGCTTCCCGACGTCTTACCGCGGGGGTGGCTACTCCTGTTAAGTTTAAATGGCGTGAGATAGCGGTGTACCCCATGCCCTGCGCCAAGCACTTCTCTATAATCGGCCACACCTCGGCGTCTCTCTCTGCGGCCAACTCTCGCTGGGCTTTGTTGCCAATCTTGCCAGCCTCACTGGTTTTCTTGTGCACGCCCAGGCGTTCGATCTTCTTACCCTTCTTGCTGACGTGAGACCCCTCCTCAGCCAGTTTACGTTTTATTTCATCCAGGGCTGCCTTGCTTTTCTCTGCAATCCTGGCGCGTTGTATGTCTGCGGCGGCACTGAGCACATGGAGCGACCCCTTGCTAATGGTCGGATCGTCGGCCACAACCACGCGCATGTCGTACATCTCGACCTGATGCTTCAACCAGGTGAGCCCCTGCCACTTATACTTGAAGGCACCCTTGAGGCTGCTCACGGTAAAGGTCGCGTCGTTCGTCCGGCAAAACCTGGCGGCGCGTTGCAGCTCCCTGCGGTCGTCCGGGTCGCGCTTCTGACGCCCCTGCTCTTCCGTAAACCATTTGATTGTTGACCCGGCGTCCACCGTGGCCGTGATGCGTTTGCGTTGATCAACCTGATGCTCCGCAGACGCGCCAAAAATAAATCCCCCGACTTTCATCACGTCACCTCCTGGATCACGTATCGCTCTGCCATGTTGAGGACGTGCCCCAACCAGCCGTGCTCGCGATACGTGCCTAACTTATTGTGGACGCAGTAGTTCACGCACTGAGCCCAAGTGCCAGTAAACATAACTGTACCAGACGTCATGTCTACAACTTTTCTGCTGACGGGCCCGGTCATTGTCTCTTGCCTATGAAAATGGCGCGATACCCGCCGACGCAGGCGTGGCAGTCCTCGCCCACCAAAACTTCCTTGCCAGTGGTCGGCGAGTATTCCCAGCGATAAAAGCGTTGCTTGCCCTGACACACTAAGCACATGTGGTCGTAATCTATGATGTGTTTCATTAGTTCCTCCTGTTTAAAATGGTGGTTGTTCGTCCAGATACGCCGGGGTCCAAACAATTTTGACCTGGTGTATCTGGTACATGTATTCCGCAAGCGTGTAGCTATACATCAAACTTTAGCCAATGCGCGTTTAACCTGGTCAGCATCTACAAACCAGTCGCTGACACTACCCTCCAAGTTGAGCCCTGTTTCGCGGCTGTCACGACCAGAACCCCACTCGCACTCACCTGTTAGAGTTGATGCGTAATAACTTGAAATAAACTGACCATACTCACAGTGGTCATAACGAGCGTCGTAAAACTCAACCAACGGGTCATCTTCTGTGTGAGTAAGGCAATTATTTCTTCCGTAGCTGTCACCCTTCCGAACAATGCGAGAGTTAAATGGGACGCCGTTTCTATTGTTTCCTAGATTTGTCATTATTTTCTCCTGTCTAAAAACTGTCTGTAAACTGTCTAATTGATATTAAGATAGCTATTAGCTAGCTTAGATACAAGTACCAGAAGTTACTTTTTATAAAAAAAACGGCAAACAGTGAAAACATCATGGATAAACAACGCGTTGCGTTATTTGTACGCATCACCGAAGAGATCAAAACCAAGCTTGTAGCCAAGGCCAAAGCCGAAGAGCGGTCACTGGCGAGCCTATGCAAGGAGATCCTCGGCGAATCAGTAAGGGACGAAGATGACCAAGACATTCGCAGGCATTGATCCAGGATATAAAACGGGCGGCGTGGCGCTCCTCCAGGAGGATTGGGCTGAGGTACACGACCTCCCCGTCTTTACTGAGGGTGGCCTCGACGCCCACGAATTGAGGCAGATACTGAGCAGTGTGGCCGTGGATTACCTTGTCATTGAGAAACAGGGCGCCCGGCCAAAGCAAGGCGTGAGCTCGGCATTTAAAATCGGGATGGGTTTCGGTCAGATTTTAAGTGCCGTCTCACTGCTTGGCATCCCCCACCAGATCGTCACCCCGGCCAGTTGGAAAAAGGCGTTGCGTGTCCCGGCAGATAAGGACGCGGCCCGGAGGATAGCAATACAGCAATTCCCTGCCCTGGCTGACGACCTAAAGCGCAAGAAAGATGAACACCGCGCCGAGGCTTTATTGATGGCGACATACGGGAGGATTTTGCAGTGAGGTATGGCAGCGTATGTTCTGGCGTTGAGGCTGCGACAGTTGCGTGGCATTCGCTCGGTTGGAATCTGCAAGGCTTCCCCGATAACTACACGCAGATCCCATATCGGAACAAGGATGCAGCAGACTGTCCAGACGGGCCTCGATACAAGGCTATGGGCAACTCAATGGCCGTCCCGGTCATGCGGTGGATTGGTCAAAGAATAAACATGGTTCACAATTTACAAGTACCAGACATTACGGAGACGACATGAAACCAGGCATATATTACGACATGAGCAACGAGGATTATCATGCAACTACAGCTGTTTCCTCGACGTTCTTTAAGTCATGGGTTTTGGAAAGCCCGATGCACGCCCAGTACGGCGAGGTAAACATTAGCCCTATCGTTGCTGATATAGGCACTGCAACGCACTCGGAGGCGCTCGAAGCAGAAAAAGGTAACGTCGTGTGCAGCGATGAGAAAACCCGCGCCACCAAGGCTTACAAGGAGCACGCGGAGCTATGTAGGATTGAAGGTAAGGTCTTACTGCCCCGCAAGGATTACGAATTGGTGCAGGGCATGGTCCACGGTTTTACCACGGACGACGGCGAAATAATTGGCGGCCTAATGAACGACAGCCACTGCGGCAAACTGCTAAAACAAGAGGATAGGATCTGCGAGGCAAGCATATTTGTTAAGCATCACACCGGGCTGCTTTTATCAATAAGACCAGACATTTACTCACCCAAGCTTAAAGTGATGGGAGACGTCAAGACGTGCCAGGACGCCGGGCGTGGTTTTGGCAGGGAGATATACAAAAGGGGCTACCATTTGCAGGCGGCCTTCTACTGCATGATAGCGAGATTACACGGCTGGGACATTAAAACCTGGGGATACTTGGCCGTGGAGAAGAAGAAGCCATATTTGGCTCATTTTCACACACTGAGCCCATCCGCAATGGATTATGCCTTGCGCGTCGTCGATCAGACGTTGCTGGAGATAGCCGAGGCGCGGATCACAAAAAAATACAACTCAAATTGGGGCTCATACTCAGAGCACGACCTACCAGGTTATTTGGCAGACACAATAGGAGACTAAAATGGACTACAGACTAGAAAACGTTGAGGCGTTGTGGCCTCGGATAGACAAGGCATACGCCTACGACAAGGCGCAGGGCTCATCAATACCAGTGGCCGCGACCGACCCGTCTGGCGCATATGAAATGCAAGTGATTATGGGTGAGGATCAAGCCAAGGATCTCGCGGCAAAAATGAAAGAGGTGTTTAACTCTGACGAGAAAAGCAAGGGCAAGCAGTGGATCGTTAAAAAGAAAGACCCGGAGACGGGCATGGAATCAGACAAACTGGTAAAAAGCCTGGACGACATTTTCATAAAGGATGACGGCGTCTACCGGGCAAAGCTAAAAATCTCAACATACGGCGACCCAAGGACAAAGCCCCGGCAATACATGTCAGACGGCACGCCAGCGGCTGAAGACTTCCAGCTTACTGGTGGCAGCATCATACACGTCATGTTTCGCATTAAGACCTGGGAGTACGGCGGCAGGGTTGGCATTGGCCTGCGCCCCACTGGCGTGATGGTGGTGCGTTTGGCTGAACGCCAGGAAGCCCCGGCAGGCGTAATGTTTGACGATCTGATAGAGGCTGACCCGCTGAAGGACACGCTCATGGGCAAGGCCTTGGATGACAACGCCCCGGCAGAGCCAGCCAAGACCGAGGCGGTAAACCCGTTTGGCGAAACCGAGCAAAAAGAAGAACAGAAAACCGCGTCAGACTTAGACGACGAGATCCCCTTCTAAAATGCCTGACTTTCCCAAGCCATACTGGTCGGAATGGTCAGACCGTATCATCACGCGTTACTCATTGCGTGAGGGGCCGCCGGGCGAGCATCACGGGGCTTGCCCGAGCTGCGGCCACAACGACTGGCCGTCCACCAGGTTTTGGATCAACGAAAAGGATGGCCTGGTAAAGTTTGCCTGCCGCCAGTGCAACGACTTCAATGCCATCGTGGCTGAGATGGAGCACGACGGCGTTTGGCCTATAGCGCCGACGCAGCCAGGCGTCATACAGCATCGCGTCACGGCGGCAGACTTTGCCAATGTGGTGCCGTTGCCCAAGCCTGAGCCCGAGCCAGAGCCCGAGACGGCGCAGTTCGACCCATACACGCCGTACCACGAGCGAAAGGGCGTAAAGCTCATAGGCGCGGTCCTGGAGGGCGCCGACGTGGTGGTCCCGCTGTTTAATACCGACAAGCAGCAAGTGGGCCAGCAACGCATCTCGCCAAACGGCAACAAAAAGTTTAACCAAGGC